GTGCCTCAACACCTGTTATGATAGTAGGTCTTACAGTTCCTTTTGGTAATTTAGGAATTGTGCCTTTTGATGACATTCGTTCCATTAATATTCTGACTAAAGGTAATTGGAATTCTTGTGATAATAATGAATAAACACCACCTAAGGCAGTCTCTAATTCATTTGCCATATATCTAATTTCTTCTGCTGTAACTCTATCGGCATCTCTTTGCACTGCAGAATTTAAAAGAAATGCATATGACATTCGTTCCTCAAAACGTTGTATTGCTTCCGATACGACTCTTAAGTCATATTGTTTTTCTACTTGTAATGTAGACACATCATCTCTTGATCCTGTGATAATATCTCCGTTACTTGCTCTAGATAATTCTATTTTTTTTGTTGAAGAATTTGGTCTGACCATAAATACAACTTTACTTGATGCTGCAGCTGATTCTACCAACGCTTGACTTAAGCCTTCCAAAGATTTTAAATCGCCTAAGTACTCTTCGACGTAACCTCTTCCGTAGTCTTCATTGTCTTGTCTTACCATACGCAACACTTGCCATGGCATATTATCTTTATTATAATAACCTTCTGATTCAGGTAATTTATATTCGTTTGCTTCTTGACAAACATAATATTTGTCTTTGCCAATTAAATATACCTTAGTATATAAATCGACTTCGTCTGTTGACTGTGGATCATCAACATTTTTTAAAATTTCTTTCATTGTTTCTTCGTCGAATGTTAAAGGAGACACAGTTTCTTTTACAACAAGTTCTAATAAATTTCCCTCAGGATCTCTACGACAAACATATTGTGAAATTGGAAATACTCTCATTGTAGTTTTCTTAGGCATATACACAAGTGTATTACCTGTTACAATTAAGTGTTTTAATGCTTCAAATACCGGAACTCTAATTGCTAATTGTTCAATTTCCGACATTACTTCTCGTTCTATTTTAGCTAAAGATTTTTCTATTTCTGTTCTTACTTCTGGAGTTTGGTCCATTTCATCTTTAGTTTTTCCACCCACATTTAATCTAAAGAACGGTTGATTTGGTGGTAACAATAATAATAATAATTTAGATGCTAAATTGTTGACGCCTCTTGCACCAACAGATTGATAAGGTGTATATAAGTCTGACGTATGATTAACACCATCATCCGGTAGTAACGCAGGTAAAGTTAATTCAGAACATTCACGACCACGATTTAAAAAGTGTTCACGATATTCCTTCATAGCTTCATAACGTTGTTTCGCCGTTTTATCTAAATAATGCATGATAATTTATTTATTGAGGGATTGCTAAACCAGCATTCTGAATAGAACCTGTGCCTAAACTTGTGTTTAATGCTTTAGTACCTTTTGCTGATTTTTTGATTTTTTTGCCTAATGCGTCCATTCCGTCTTCGCCTGCAATTTCAATCTTTGGAGCCATATCTTCCATTGGCTGTGATCGAACTATTGGTGGCGGAGCAACTGGAGCTGGCGGCGCTGAGGGTCTACTCATACACATACTTGTTTTCTCCTTTATTATGTATACATTCCAGCAGTGTAAGCGGCATTAGAAGTAAAGTTTGCTTTTTGACTTCCTGAAACACCCGTAGGTATTCCTAGCCCACTGCTAAGATTTGTACTTGGTTTGTCGTTATCGTTATTATTATTGTTATTAGAAACGGACGTATTATCTGTTGTAGCGCTTTTGGGTTTTGGATCAAATACATTACCATTATAATATAAATCCTGCGGGTCCTGTTGTACAGGCGCCGAAATTTTACTACTTCCCAAGCACATTATTGTCCTTCCTATTTTTAAGTTCTAATAACCAATCGACAACATCTCTTTGACCAGCTTTACGCTGTATATCTGATATTGATGCTGTCGGTGTTGGATTAATCAATGGAAAAGTCTCATCTAAAAGTGCCACTAAATCATCAATATTTGATGGTAAACCGACATCTTTTACCTCGCTTTTTTCACTGTTTTTCCTATAGAGGTATCTGTTACTCATTTGATACCTCCATTAATTAGGAAGTCGATGTACTTACGTGCTTTCAATAAGTCTTCTTTTCCGCCTTTATCTTTATATCGACAAATATACTTGATAATATTGCCTTCGCAGAAGCCTAAACCTAATGCTAATATAAAATTAATTGGTTGTATTTTATGTTTGCTATAGTGTTTAGGATCTACTTTATTTTGTACGGGGTCCATCTTCTTACCTCTTTTGTTTCAAAATTATAATCTTTTGGTAGTCTTAATATATATGCCATACGAGCTTGTTGTATTGCATCATCTTCTGTTAAGTCTACTTTTTCATATGCTTTAACAATAGCAGGCCAATAAAAGTTATCTGCTGATTCTAGTATTTGTCTAGCTTTTGCTGGACCGACACCAGGGCAACCAGAAAAGTTATCGGTTGAATCGCCTGTTAAACATTGTAAAGCAAAATTATAATTAGCTTCTTGTGAAGATATATTTATAATTTCTTCACCGTCTACTGATAGTTTGCAAGGAATAGTCCGCATATCTTTATCTATGCTAACAATAATACGTTCGTCTGTGTTCGTACATTGTTGACTATATAATCCCATTATATCATCTGCTTCTAAAGCATTTTCGCAAAGACAATCGTACTTTTCTTCCACATATTCTCTTAATACTTGTAATATTAATGGTTTTCTCTTTGCTACTCTATTTAGTTTATATTCTGGAAATATATCTTTTCTAAAGTTAGCTCTTCCAGTTAAACATATTTTAACACTATCTGCTTCTAGGTCTTCGATATACTTTTCTATTTGTTTATCAAATGCTGGTATACCTTGTTTTAAGTCAGAATGTAGTGTCCACATTCCTTCTCCCCAATCAGTCGCTACTTCGACTTTGGACGCTATTTGATATAGCGTTATATCTCCATCTATTAACAAAGTCCTAGATGGTTTGTTTACTGGCACTTCTATCGGTGTACCAGTGTTTGTTGTTTCACTTGTCTGCATCATCTTCTCCTGTATTGTTTGCATTAGTGTATGGTTCTGGATAAAACTTTTTATATATTTTATCTGCGAACCGCCCGACTTTGATAACCTGAGTTGGGTGAGCATATGTCATTATTAAGTTTGCCATAAAACTTACCCATACTACATTACCAATAACGTATCCTTTTTCAGGAATTACTCTATCAATGGTTGGTAAATCTGCTCGGTCACCAAACCAATTGAATCTTGTCCCTAAAGCGGGACATTTAAAATCTTTAGGAAAAATATCTAATAAATAATCAGATGTTAAATCAAAAGGTAGATTTTTTATTTTAGCTCTTTGTTTTAATTTATATATTCTTTTTCGTAATTTTTCTTTAATGAATTGTTGACCAATTTTCTCCAGTTCTTGCGTCTCCTGTGAGTTTAACTCTGAGTTGCAAGCTTTCACCAGCAAGTCTAATTGCATCAACTGCTTTTTCTGCGACATATTCTGATTTTTCCTTTGTTGTTTCTATGATTATTTCATCATGAACCCAAGCTACCAGTTTTGTCTCTCCATCAAAAATAGAACCAAGCTTACATATCCATTCTTTACATACGATTGCACCTGCTCCTTGTAGTAACGTGTTAAGTGATGCGTACGAGGATCTTACTGTTATTTTTCTTTTATCTAATCCAACTAAATATCCTCGTTCGGCTTTTGTTTGTACGTGTTGGATTAATTGATCTAATGCTGGCATCTGTTCTAAAAATTTCTTTTTTAATTTAGAACCATCTCTTATATTTCCACCAACTACTTGGCCAATCTTTGCTGCACCAGCTCCGTATAAAAAAGAATAAATAAATCTTTTTGCTAAATCTCTTGTTTCTATACCTGCTGCTTTTTGATTGTGTGTATGTATATCTCCATTAACTACAATGTCTGCATATTCACCATTATCGTATTTAGCCATATAATGTGCTAACATACGTAATTCTAAACCTGATACGTCAATACCTATTAATACTTTATTTTTTGGTGAACAAAATAATTCTCTGCATTCTTTTCCATAAGGTGTATAAAATGCTGGTACTTGTGCTAAGTTTGGATTTGAATGTGTTGCTCTTCCAGTAACGGCACCATTTGGATTTATACTTCCATGTATTCTTCCGTTCTTTTCTTGTTTTAGCCATGCTTGTTTTCCTTCTGCTAACATACCAATTCTTTTTTGTATCATAAAATATTCAGATAATAATTTTGCCTCAGGATATTTTAATTCATTTAAAATTTCTTCATCCATTTTTGGCTTACCATCCGGTGTAAAACTTTTAGGTTTCCAACCTCTTGTTGTTATTAATCTATTTGTAATATGATCTCTTGATCCAGGATTAAAAACTATTTCTTTTACTTTGGCAGTTGGTACACCTTTCACATAACCCTTAGATTTATTATTCACCTTAGGAATGAATGGTGTACTCACTGTCCAGGGAGGAAACACAATTTGTAATTCATTTTCTAATTCAGTTCTTCTTTGACAAAACTTAGAATATAATGTTTGAGCTTTATCTTTATTAAAAGCAATACCATTAGATGACATTTCAAAACAAAGAGTTTGTATATTATGTTCTAAATCTAATGATTGTTCTGAATAATTTTGATTCATAATTTTATTATATAATTTATAAGTAACTTCAACGTCTTGTACACAGTACTCTAACATTGTTTCATTATACTCTTGCCAATCAGTATCTATTTGTTCTTTGTATTCACCTATTCTAAATCCCCATGCTTTTAAACTATGTCTACCAATTAACTTTGTAGGAAAACCAGCATTAACTTTTTTAAAGTCTTGGTCTTTTATATCAGCCCATATTAATCTAGTAGCAACTAAAGTATCAAATATTTTTGCTTTAAGTTTTAATTTAAGTAATTTTTTTATTACAGGTATGTCATACGCAATAACATTGTGGCCTATTAATAAGTTTGCATTTTTTAATCTGTCAATTGCATCATTTAATTTATCTGGTCCGTATTTAAAAATTTCTTTTGTATCAATATCTTTAAATACAACACAATGTATTTTACTAACTGAATCTAATAATCCGTCAGTTTCCACATCAAAACAATATTTATTTGTCATTTATTTTTCCTTGCATTTCTTTAGAAATCTTAGTTCCTAGTTCATATAAATGTTTATCAAGTTCTGTATCACCAGCTTTATTTCCTCTTTTTAAAAAGAATACTTCGACTGGAACTTGAACATCTTTATAAGGAACAAAAGATATTAAAACCGTAAACGGTCCCACTTCTATGGTTGTTGTTTCTCTTCTTGTTGGTACTTTTAATGTATTCGACATAATTCTACTTCTATAAACATTGCTTCTGGGTAATCCCATGAAAGTTCATCAATCATTGATAATATTCTAACTGCGTCAATTTTATCGTGCACATAAACTTTAGAATTACCTTTCTTTTTTAAACTGTCTATTGCTTTCATTAATTCGTTTGTTAAATATAAATCGTAATCACGTTTCTGTATTTTTATCATATTCAATTAATCTTCCTGTGACAGAGTTGTAAATCAGCTGGCCGCACACTCCAGTCTCTCCACTGAAACGATTCTTTAAAATACGAAGCGTTGTTAAATTTGAATTCTTTGCACTTTGTTGGTTACGTTCTAATCCAATTACTATATCGGATAATTGACCTATACCTGCAGATCCTCTTAATTGTGACAAAGATGTATGTGCTCCTTCTTCGTGACCTTTATCTGCTGGTCTTTTTAAATGCGAAACTAATATTAATCCAATTCCTGTTTCTTCTACTAATGATCTAAGTCTTGTCATTGCGTTATCAATTGCACGACGTTCATCACCACCTTCTAAACCTGATACAACAATACTTATGTGATCTAATATAATATAATCACAAGCACAACCTTTTGCTAAGTATCTAATTCTACTTATTAAATTATCAGAATCTAAAGATCCAAAATGATCATAAAATAAAACATTACCATCTGATAATACTTTATCAAAACTTTGTTTTAATTTATCTTCTTTAACAGAGCTGTCTATATGTAATGGTGTATCTAAATCAATTGATAATAAACCTAATGCAGTTTTCTTTACTGATTCTTCTAAAGCAATATAACCAATTTTTTTCTTATGATTTGTAATTAAATCAAAAGCTATTTCTTTACATATAAGTGATTTACCAATACCACTTCCAGCAGTTATAGTTACTAATTCGCCTCTTCTTAGTCCATGTGTTTTTAAATTTAATTGTTTATAATGATAAGGAACAAACTCATTTGTATTTTTAGTAGATATTTCTTTATATAATGTACTACCATCTATAATACCATCTGGCCTATATACTTGTGCATCATAAATTGAACTAATTAATTCTTGTACTTTATTTTGTAGCAACATTTCATTAGCATCTTTTAATTGTAAACTAACTATTCTTGCTTGACCTGGTGTAAATAATTCAGCACATTTTTTTGCTGCTTCTTTTCCAGGTGTGTCTTGATCAAAACATATAACTACATCTTCGTATTTATGCAAAAAGTCTAAACTATTTTTTAAATCTTTTTCTGCACCAGCAGCACCATTTTTTATTGAAACAACTGGCCATTTATTTCCAAAGACTTGTGATATAGTTAAAGCATCAATCTCGCCTTCAGTAATAACAATTCTTTTACCAGAACTTTTAAATAATTTTTCACCAAATAGTTTACTTAATTTAGTATCGCCTTTCCATGTAAATGATTTGTCTTTAAATCTAAACTTTGTAGCAGAACCATAATCCATTATATGACATTGTTTGTCATCAACAGTACCAACTCTATAATTAAATTTTCTACAGGTTTCTTCTGTTATTTTTCTAGCATTTAATTTTTTAAATTCGCCTATGATAGTGCCTGTCTGCATTATTTCTTTCCCTCCGTTTTCAAAATATTTACAACCGAAACAATATGCAGAATCATCATCATATCT